GTCGTGCCCCCGCCGCGATCCGAGATGCCAGCCCTCGCGCGTGTAGATGCGGTTGCCCAGGCCAGGGTTCTTGGCGACCCGCCACTCCTCCCGACCGCAGGTCTTGCACTCGATCCCGACGTGGCCCCGCCGCTGGCCGTCGGGCATGGGGCGAGAGGCGTAGGGGAACGAGAGGTCGCCCATCTGCCGGGTCAAGCGAAGGCCTCCTGGTTCAGGAGGGTCGCGGCCCGGCGGGCGTCCGCTTCCGTGTGATAGAGGGGGCCGACGGGGTCGATGCGCCAATCACGCTCGCCGCGCCACCAGCCCCAGGTCTCCAGGGCGGCTCGCCAGAACCCGCCGTAGACGGGGATGGCGACGTACTCTTGTGTGCTTCGGGACACGGTCTTGTCTCCAGGTGGGCCGGGCGGGATGCCCTTGCCTAGAGGTAGACCTAGTGCGGGATGTTTACCGCGTCAACTGGGCTTGGGCGGCTTTTTTACCGCCTCGCCTCCGGCATGTACGACCCAAGGACGAGAGCCACGATGCGCCCTGCGCCGATCGGCGACGTGCCGGCTACCGCCGCCTGGGTGGAGCGGGCCACCAGGAGGAGGCCCTCCGAGCGGACCTCGACCTGCCTCACGAGGCGCTGCTCCTCGTCCTCGCGGGTGTAGGAGACGATCACCGTGTCGCCGGTTCTGGGGGCGTAGCCGATCGCCGCCGCATCGACGACGTGGAGGAGGCACCCTGGCGGATACCTGTCGTCCATGTCGCGCCCGACGACCCGCTCGAGCCACTGGTCGTGGTCTGCGTACTCGGCGCTCATCGAGACGAGGCCGGTTTCTGGGGGGATTTCAGTGCCTTGTGGCCTCCAAAGACCAAGTCCGACTTCTTTCTTCACAGTGAGCATCGCTCCAGCAGTGGACGGCTCCCCATTGCCTCCATGGTGGCCCGCCAGCCATGATGCCGAGACGCCAAGGGTCTCGGCCAGGGCCGTGAGGCTCTTCGTCGAGAGGCTTTTTGACCGGCCCCTCAAGACATTCCTAACCGCGTCTTTCCCCAGGCCCGAGCGGATCGAGGCGGCCTGGGGTGTCAGGCGCGTCGCCTGCAGTCTCTCTTCTATCCTAGATCGGAGGGTCATATTGACGGGGTCCGCGCCTGTTGCTGATGTTCCCCTTTAACCTTTCAGGTGCGGTACGTCTACCGCAGAGGCTTCGGCCCCCTTGCGGGGCGGTACAAACAGACCTACCGTACCGCCATGTCCCGCACCCCAACCGCCCCCGTCTCGCCCCACATCGCCGCCCTGATCGCGTCCGCGCAGGAGTACGCAGCCCGCCGGAACATCTCCGAGGCGCGCCTCTCCACCATCCTCTTCAATGATGGCAAGCGCCTGGAGCGCCTGCGCGATGGCCGCTCTGACCTGACGAGCCGCCGCCTGTACGAGGCGACGACGATGGTCGAGGCCCTCCTGCGTGCGAGCGCCTGATGTTGCACGTCGGCATCGATCCCGGCCTCTACGGAGCCCTCGCCGTCATCGACGACAGCCAGCCGGATGACGTCCTGATCTTCGACATCCCGACCCTTGATGTCGGTGTCGGTCGCACGATGGCCGGCACGAAGAAGCGCAAGGTGGTGGTCGACGAGGTCGCCCTGGCGCGCATCTTCGACGCTATCGCCAAGGTCGGGGCGGCTCACGTCACCATCGAGCACGTCGGCGTCAGGCCGGGGGAGGGCGCCGTCGGCGCGTTCTCCTTCGGGCGGGCCGTGGGCCTCCTGCTGGGCATGGCCCACTGCCACTTCATGCCGATCAGCCACGTCCGCCCCCAGGAGTGGCGGAAGGCGATGGGCGTCAAGGGCGACAAGGATCAGTCGCGCCTCGCGGCGAAGGGCCTCTTCCCCAAGTGGTCCGACCTGTTCGAACTCAAGAAGCACGACGGCAGGGCCGAGGCGGCCCTCATTGCGAAATATGGCGAGAGGCTCAGAAAGGGCATTGTGCCCTAGGACCAATCGCCCTATATAAGTCGGCGGGGCTCCGGTACGCGAGAGCGCCCGGCGGTCTGGTCCCCGCTCAGGCCCCGCCGACACCCATCCGAGCAAGGACCAAGAGAAGGACCACGACCAAATGAGAAACCTGCCCACCCTCAGCGAGATCGCCGGAGACGCCAGCGTCCTCGTCGGTCTCGACTATGAGGCCCTGCTGGCCCTCCTGTCCGAAGCGGACGAGGCCATCAAGCAGCCGGCCCACGTCAAGAAGGCGATCGCCAACCTGCTGGACGACCGGCTCGAGGGCCGCATCGCGGAGGCCTACGCCGCCAAGGGCGAAGACACGGGCGTCGTCCACATCCGCCTGTCGGACGAGGTCAGCGCCGACGTCACCCGCACCAAGAGGGTCGCCTGGGATCAGGCGCACCTGAAGCAGGCCGTCGCGCAGATCGCCGAGGGCGGGGACGATCCGTCCGAGTTCGTGGACGTCACCTACTCGGTACCCGAGGCCAAGTACAAGGCGTGGCCGTCCTTCGTGCGGAAGCTGTTCGAGGCTGGCCGCACCGTCACCCCCGGCAACGCCGCGATCAAGCTGGTCGCCAACCAGAAGGAAGCCGCCTGATGCTTGAAGGGAAAACCAAAGAACAGTTTGCCGTCCTGAAGGACGTCGTGACGGCCTTCGCCGAGATCGCGGCCCTGTACGACACGACCGTCCGCCTGGGGAGGAACAGCCTCCCCAAGGAGAGCCCCGTTCTCGCGATCTTCGACAACATGATCGCGGAGGCCGTGGGCAAGGCGAACGCAAGCCTCAAGCCGCGCCTGCACGCCGCCTTCAGCGACGAGATCGAGCAGATGCGGCTGGCCGAGGCCCAGGTCGCTGGAGGTGTCCAGTGAGCCTGCGGATCATCACCGCCGACGAGCGCGCCGGAGAGACGAGGGGCGTCAAAGCCCTCATCCTCGGCGTGTCTGGGGTCGGCAAGACGAGCCTGCTGCGGACCCTCGACACGCGGAAGACCCTCTTCCTCGACGTCGAGGCCGGCGACCTGTCGGTTCAGGACGTGGCGGTCGACACGATCCGCCCCAAGACGTGGCCGGAACTGCGGAACCTCGCCTGCTGGATGGGAGGCCCCAACCCCTCCCGCGCCGACAGCCAGACCTACTCCCAGGCGCACTACGACCACGTCGTGTCGACCCTCGGAGACCCGGCTGCGCTGGAGAAGTACGACACCCTCTTCGTCGACAGCATCACCGTCGCCTCGAGGACGTGCTTCGCCTGGGCGCAGACCCAGCCGGAGGCCTTCTCCGAGAAGACGGGCAAGCCCGACACGCGGGGGGCCTACGGCCTGCTGGGGCGTGAGTTCGTCGAGTGGATCACCCAGCTTCAGCACATCCGCGACAAGAACGTCGTCCTCCTGTCGATCCTCGACCAGATGGAAGACGACTACAAGCGGATGACCTGGGTCGCCCAGACTGCCGGCTCCGCTATCGGTCGGCAGTTGCCGGGCATCATCGATGAGGTGTTGACCCTCACTGAAATCGACTTTGGCGACGGCAAGCCCCAGAGGGCTTTCGTTTGCCAGTACGGAAATGAGTGGGGCTTCCCCGCGAAGGACCGTAGCGGACGCCTCGAACCCCTCGAGCCGCCGCACCTCGGCGATCTGATCGCCAAAGCCGCCGACCAGAAGCGCCAGCGGGCGGGGATCACCACCACGATCACCCCGCCCACTGACGCCGCTCAGTCCGCCTAACCCCCTGAGAAAGAGAGAAACAGACATGAGCTTTTTTGACTTTAACACGGCTGAGAGCCCCCGTCCCCGTGGCGGGGTCATCCCCAACAACACCGTCGCGCAGGTCGTCCTGGCGCTCCGCTTCGGTGGCCACGGCCCCGACCGGGTCCTCAAGGCCTCCTCCCGCAGCGGAGCCCTGATGCTCGACTGCGAGTTCACCGTGATGGGTGGGCCGCACGACACCCGCAAGTTCTGGAGCCTGTTTGTGGTCGATGGCGACACCGAGGGCCACGCCCAGGCTGCTGGCATCTCGCGCGGCCAGCTTCGGGCCATCGTGGAGAGCGCGCGGGGCATCAACCCCCTCGACACCTCCCCCGAGGCGCGGGCGGGCCGCCAGATCGCCGGCTTCGCCGAACTGGACGGCATGATCTTCACGGCCCTGATCGGGGTCGAGAAGGGCAAGCCCATGGCCGACGGCAGCGGCGACATCTACGACGACAAGAACATCCTCAGCATGGCGATCACGCCGGAGGACAGCCGCTACATCCGCAACGGGCAGCAGTTCGCCGGCAAGCCGGCCACCCAGCCCCAGGGCTTCAAGGGGTCGACCTTCAAGGCCGACCGCCCTGCGGCCTTCGGCGGCGGTGAAGCGCCGGCGCCCAAGTCCGCCCCCAACGGCTCCGCGCCGGCCTGGGGCTGACCGCCATGCAGCGAGGAAAGACCAAGACCAAGGGAGGGCTTCGGCCCTCCCCCGACCCCGACGAGATCGAGGGTCTGCGCGTGGCGACCGACGTCGCCAAGTCCCACGGCCTGCGTGTAAACGCGGAGGCCGTCGTCACCGAGATCATCAGCGCCTGGATCACGACCCGCGCCAAGCTGGTGACCGAGGGCCGCCTCGTTGAGAAGGTCGTCTTCGACCTGGGCGACGCCAAGCTGCGCGGCCAGATCGCCGCCTGCCTGCCCGACATCGCGACGAGCCTGCAGTTGGCCGGCTTCCCGTTCGAGAAGCCCCTCGGCCAGCTTTCGAAGGACGAGATCACGACCCTCTTCCAGGTCGGTCACGCCTGTCTCCGTGAGAACCAGATCGCGGCGGACGGCTCCCCTGGCATCCTCTTCGACGACGAGGTGCCGTTTTGATCGACCTCAACAAGACGAGCATGAAGGTGGAGGCGGTGTCGAAGGGCGTCGCCGCCCGCCTGGATAGCTGGCTGATCCAGAAGCGCCGCGCCGAGCCGCGCCGGGACTACCTGGGCGCGTCGGCCTTCGGGCACGAGTGCGATCGGGCCATCCAGTACGAGTACGCCGGCTTCCCGCGCGAGCGGGAGATGACCCCCGACACCCTGCGGAAGATCGCCTTCGGCCACCTGACCGAGGCGTGGGCCTACCAGGAGTTCCGCGACGCCGGCTTCGCCCTCGGGCAGCACAACCGGCTGGGCATCCTCTACTCGTTCAGCCAGATGGGCGGCAAGTTCAAGGGCCACCCCGACGGTGTGTTCGTGAGGGGGCCGGAGATCGAGGGTGTCGGCTACCCCTGCCTGTGGGAACACAAGGGCGTCGGGTCGAAGACCTACAAGATGGTCTCCAGCAAGGGCCTGAAGAAGGCGCGTCCCGGCTACTACATGCAGCTTCAACTCTACATGACGTACCTGGAACTGACCGACCACCCGGCGATCATCACCTTCACGAACCTCGACACGGGCGAGCAGATGCACCTGCCGATCCCGTATGACGCCGAGG